ATTCTCTGGTACAATTGCTGAAGGAACAGAAGAGTTATGCGCCGCTAGGCATCTCCAAACAGTATCAGAATACTTTACGTGATCTCCAACACTATAAGAAGTATTAGAGTTGTTGTGTACTGTATATATATAAGACTCTTTCCAATAACTAGAAGAGGTTCCAGGAGTTTGGTTAGTGTGTGCTATTAAACACTGCCATATCTTGCTAGCGTACAAGGCATAGCTAGATAAGGTATAAGAAGTACTGCTACTATATGTTGTCGTACCCGCCGGAGTAGCTGAAATTAGGGGTTTATCTTCTATATCAAAATATACACTATGTACTCGGTTAGTATTATTAGCTGCGTCTAGTATAGTAGTACTTCCGTTCTTTAACCAAGTACAACCACCACATTTGTTTATGTCATTGCCTTGATATTTCCAACTACAATACTTTCCTATTATAACTCTTCGAGGTAGTTTAATATTCTCAAGGTCATAAGGTACTGCCATTTCGAAAACTATTGCAGTATTTGTTTCAGAAGCTATACGGTCTATAATATATACAGAACTCCTAAGCTCTACAGGAGGTGTTGTATGCGCCGAGCCTCCTACAAGATATTTTGCAAAAGTTCTTCTGTGTGTAACCCTTACACCTACTAAGTCATCATATTTAAAACTACCTAAAGCAGTTTTAAATAGAGTAGATACGTTAGCTACAGTTAGAGTAGGTCTAGAAGAAGACCCGTCTGCTGATAAGTCTAACCCATCTATAATCATAGGTAAAGGAGTATAAGTTCTAAGGTTATAAGGGCTTTCTGCATCCCTAAATATAACATCGGTTAAACTCTCTGTAACCCCTGGATGGAAGTATAATACACTACCATCAGATAATTCAAGATCAAACAAGTCAACAAGAGGACTATCCAATTCTTGTGTTTGTACCTCGGTTGTAATAATGTTTGTCATGCTTCAAATACTCTTCTTAATGATATAGTAAGACCGTAAAAGTCATCGTAGGAGAAAGTAGTGTTATAATCAACGCACACTACTTTAACGTCTCTCTCCCCTGTTCTTGTAGTGTTATTAGTATCAGGTATAGTAATAATAAATTTGGTAGTACCTTTTAAATTGTCTAAATATGCTACTACGTCATCAATAAAGACTTTCTCTCTATTTATAAAGGACAAAGAGTATGTTTCTTTTACTGAGTTTATACCGTCCGCCTGTCTTTGTTCGTACCCATCTCCAAAGGACGCTAATAGTACCTTTGGAGACGAGCTTCTTGTCATCGTTTTGTCAGGAGTAGCATAAGTAGCTGCCCCATCATATATAAAACCTATGCTCATTACGCTGCTCCGTACGGGTTAAGTATCCCGCCTGATCTTTTTTGAGTGTGTAGTTCTTGTTGTACGGCGTGAGCAATTGCTTTACCTAACCCCTCCATATCTCCTCCAGAACTTCCTTCAGTAGTTGTCTGTCCTTCTGAACTTATATTAACTACAATATTATTAGTACCACCTCCAGAGTTTTTCATTTCTACAGGTATAGATCTTCCATTAGGTAAAGGCACTACTGCTTCTGTCCCGTGTAATATAGCAGGGAATCCTTTTGTGGCTCCTTTGGCAACACCCCCTGTAGCCAGCTTCGGTATCTGAGAACCCATTGCAGTTATAGAACTACTTGTTGCAATATCCAAGTTATTACCAATTCCTTGACTAATATTACTCAGACCAGAGTCTACTGAACTCGTATCAGGCCCCATACCCAAGCCTCCTATTGCGCCTTGTAATAATCTCATTACAAGCAGTCTAGAAATCATGGAAGCAATATCGGATAATATAGACTTAGCCATGCTTCCGAAAGCTTGCTTAGCTGTCATAGTTCCTGTGATTAAAGCATTAAAAGCAGTAGCCATATTAGTCATAAGAGAATCTCCTATTTCAAGACCCATTTGATGAATCTCATTAGCAGCCAACTTTGCACTGTCTTTCTTTTGTACAGCTAGGGCTATCTCTCTTTGACCTTCTTCCATAGCTATCTTGTGGGAAGCTCTTTGAATTTCATCCATAATTAGAGTATCGTCAGAGCGCATTCTCTCTAAGTCATTCTTCTTCTGGCTTAACTCCAAACCTGCGGCTTGTACAGCTAACTTCTTCTGCTCTCGTGCGGCGAATTGACTATTTAAAACAGACCCTGCTTTCATGCTAGCAATGGTAATAGCAGTCTTACCTTTAGCTATTCTTTTCTCTTCTGTCTCTATTTTTTGTAGGTTAGATATAAATTTGTCTATGCCTCCTGCCCTACTAAATCTTTCGTCTAAAGTTTGTAGTATGTCGGTAACAAGCCCTAAGGATTTACCTGCGGCAACAGCTCTTTTGCCCATTGCAGCAATGTTTTTTGTATAACTTAGTACAGCCTGAGAGCTTGCCCCTTTTAAGGCTGTAGTTATATTACTTAATTGATCTTTAGCTCCATCAATATTAGCTGTAAAAGAAGAGGCTTCGTGAGTTAATGTCTCAACTGCGCTAACCACTCCAGAGTTTACAGCGTCAGCAAATATAGGAGAAAGTTTACTCAACCCTTTCATCTCTTTCTTAATAGAGGCAAGACCTTCAGCATATTTAGCAGGGGCTGTAGTTTTGATTTTATCTAACTCACGTAACATGTCTAGCACAGGTAAACTTTGTATAGCGTTGCCTTTAGCTCTATCAGCTTTTAAAGGATCATAATCGTCATTTGCTTTTCCTGACTCTAGAACTTTATTCATTACCCTACCTCCTGTAATAAGTTCTAGTTCTTTTCTTAGAGATGCTGCAGTGCTTCTTGTATTCTCTAAAACCTCGGCAAACCTTTCCTCTGCTTTAGCGTCTGCTTCTCTTCCTTTAGCCCAGGAATAAAGGCTCGTATCTGCCACAAAGTTCGCTACTTTATCTCCGGCACCTTTTGCAAAGTCTACCTTTGCGGTCATCTCAAAATCCTTAAATAGAGGAATTTTATTAACTTGTTTCTTCACGTAGTTTACAGCCTTTATTGCGGCATTTACTATAACCTCTATAAAACTTAAAAACCCTCTAACTACCGAAACAAGTCCGTCCAGTATAGACTGAGGCGCATTAACTATAGACATGATCATATCATATATTACTTGAATAACACCTAGTATCGCAGTGACTTTCATGGCTTTACTCATAGCTTTACCCATAAACTTAGCGGCTTTACCTGCGAATATAAAAGCTCCTGCTACTTTTTTCTTTATAGTAGACCCTAGTAGCTTTGCATTTAAATTTGTTTTTCTGAAAAAACTTTTAAATTTAGTAGTTGTAACTTGTGCTTTTGTTTCTGCTTTTAATAAACCGTCTCCAATACTGCGAGCAATATCTATTCCTACTTCTTTAAATATACCTTTAGTTACTTTGCCTGTCTTCAAAAAGTCAGCTTCTGCGGCTTTTAAAGCTTTTTTAAGGTTAGTAATATCTGCTCCTTTCATTGTACCCGAAGAAGCTCTTGCTAATACAGGAGACTTAGACCCTGCTTTTACAGCAGTTGCTGCACCTGCTTTTATCTCTACTGCACCTTCTTTTCGTAAGTCGGAGGCAAGTACTTTTGTTTCTTTTAATTCTGCGTTATACTTATCCAAAGCTGTTTGAGCCGCTGCAGCTTTAGTTATCTGCCCTGTAAAAAAAGATGTTATAGCCGTCTTAGCACTATCTACGAAAGGCATGTTCTTTGCTATACCTACACCAATTGCTCCAAAGAAAAGAGCAGCTACGGTTGCATTCTCATTTAAGAAACCTGCGAGCGCCTTGAAGGGGGGAAGTATTACGTTAGATAAGGTCTTAGCTAAGTCAGAAAAGGTTGCGCCTAATTGAATAAAAGGGTTTGCTTGTCCTTCAGTCTCTCCAACAACTTTGTTTAACTGTACCATAGTCTCTAGATAAACTGCCTGAGACTGATCAGCAGAGGTTAAAGCATCTGCTGCTATCCCTAAAGATAAAGCATATTTTTTCTTGGCATCTTCTAGCCTAAGAGTAATACCTAGCTCATCTAGTAGTTCTGGTTCTGCTTTTGATACGCCTCGGGTTAGTCTATCGAAAGAGTCTGTAAAGTTTCTACCTAAAACGTTAGATACTTTCAACGCTCCGTCTGCCATTGCTGTCATCTGATCAGAGGAGAAGCCTTTTGCAAGTCCCATTGCAGAAGCCGCTGCAGCTGCTTGGAAATCTAGCATACCTTTAGAAGCTTTTCTTAGTTTATTGGTAAGACTTTGCATAGCTATACCACTATTCTGGGCAAACTGTATTTGACTCTTCTCTAGTACTTGAACATCAGAGGCGTTTTTTAAGAAGTTAAACGCTGCGGATAATGCAAACACACTAGCTGCAAAGGTTGCATAAGCGCCTACTAAGCCTCCCATGCCTTGCTGCATTTTAGAAAAGGCTTTGGTACCATTAGAAGTGGCTCCGGCTGCACCTTTTGCTTTTTTAGAGTAGTTATCGCTGCTTTTTCCAGCGCCGTCTAATTCTCCTGCGGCTTTTTTAGCTCCTAGGCCTACTTTTCCAAGCGTACCTTTATCATCAATCTGTACATCAATCTCAACTTTATTCTTTGACATTAGCCTTTCACATTATGGGTGAAATTGTTCTCACCGCCTGCAGACTTTCGTTCTTCTGCCTTTAGTTTTTTAGAGGATTGAGCTGCTTTAAACTCTACTATAAGACCCTCATACATTTTCATTATATATAATATTACTTTGGCATCCTCCACTTCATAGAGACTAAATAAGTACCCTACGTTTGTCCAAGTCTTTCCCATATAAGTTCCAGACATTCCTTCCCATCTATCTTCTAGTAGGGAGAATATAAAAAATGCCACTTGTACCTCTTCGGGAAAATCCGAAGAAGTCAGCGGCATCTTTTTAGGGTCGGGTTCTTCCCCTAACTGCTCACAAATACGTAAGTACTTGTCTAAGTCGATTTGATTGCTGCTTTTAACGTACTTTTCAAGCAGGGAATGAATCTCCTCTACTTGTTCCCAGTAAAATTTTCTAAGCTACCTACAGTATCGGTTACCCATGAGTCGAAATCGGTAGAGTTCTTCATAAGAAGCTCTGCGTTTTCACAGGTAAATACTAGTTCGTCTTCAGGGTCAAAAGAGGCTACATCTACTAATAGTAAGGTTTCTAGGTATTTATATTTTAATCCAGACCAACCTTTAATAACGTCTTTACAATACTGTACTAGAAACTTGTCTTCATCTAATACTTCTTCTGGTTGACGAGTCTTTTTACTGAATTTAGTTGTTACACATTTCTTACGTAGTTTTATTAATTCTTCTCTTGCTAAATAGCAGAGAGATACTGTCATATCTGGAAAACCTGGAAAATCTAATTCTACGGTTTTACTTGGTGTCATTAAAGAGGCTAATGAAATTGGGGTGTCGCTCATGTTTTAATCCTTTATTAATCTTTCGGGTTTCTAATGCGGAAGTTTATTTTTCGCACTTCTATTTTGTAATACATATTATAGTTTAATGAGGGAAGAAAGTCAAGACTTATTTTTCTTAGGGGGACGAAAAAAGGGACCGAAGTCCCTTTTAGCAAAGTGTTTTTTCTATTCTAGACTGTGTTGCCTTTATAAACAATTGTAGCTTCATCAGCTAAGTTCAAAGTACTTGAAAGAGCATGGAAGTTAACTTCTAGAGAAATTACATCTTCTATACTGTGTGTAGGTACTTCCAAGTGACAGTTTGGAAGTGTTACTTGCATTGTAGGGTTAGCAGAGCCACCTATATCGAACACTAGGTTGAAGTTATTGGTTACAACTGAGTTAGACTCTATTAAATCCTCGAACAAGTCACCGCTACCTGCTGAAGTATTACTTAAGTAACAAGTAAAAGAACCTCCAATATTACGAGTACCTGTCACATGTCCAATAGGTTGATTAACTACCCCTAAAGTTTCTGGTGTTAGATAGGTAATGTTGTTTTCAAAGTTTAAGCTACCACCTGTTAGAGTAAGAGTATAAGCAGCTTGTATAAAGCCGTCTGTTGAGTTACCTGTACTAGTTAAAGTAGTTAATCTATTACGAATAAAGTTATTTGTAGCACTGACTGCTTCTTTAATGATAGTACCT